CGCGCCGCCAACCGCGCCGTCAACCGCGTCGCCAACCGCGCCGTGAACCGCGCCGCCAACCGCGTCGCCAACCGCGTCGCGAACCGCGCCGCCAACCGCGCCGTGAACCGCGCCGTGAACCGCGCGGCCAACCGCGTCGCCAACCGCGTCGCGAACCGCGCCGCCAACCGCGTCGTGAACCACGTCGTGAACCGCGCCGCCAACCGCGCCGTGAACCGCGTCGTGAACCGCGCCGCCAACCGCGCCGCCAACCGCGCCGCCAACCGCGTCGCGAACCGCGTCGTGAACCGCGCCGCCAACCGCGCCGTGAACCGCGCCGCCAACCGCGCCGCGAACCGCGCCGCCAACCGCGCCGTGAACCGCGCCGTGAACCGCGTCGTCAACCGCGTCGCGAACCGCGCCGCCAACCGCGCCGTCAACCGCGTCGCCAACCGCGCCGTGAACCGCGCCGCCAACCGCGCCGTCAACCGCGTCGTGAACCGCGCCGTCAACCGCGTCGCCATGGCCATCTTTCTTGATCAATGAAATCAAGAAAGCGGCAGTAGGGGCTGCAAAAGCCATCACTAATGGCGAGGAAACCCACACGACATTCCCATGCCATGGGATTTCGGCATAGTCGTAGCACTTCTTCGCGGCAGCCTCAAACTTAGGTCGATCGGCAGGAGCGGTGCGAAGGCCTATCTCGATCCAACGATCTGCCCACTCATCGAAGCGAGCGGACTGCTCTGGTGTCAACGCATCAATGCGAGTGACTTTCTTAGTCTTGGACACGGCGAAGCTCCTGCGGGGTGTATTCAACCTGGACCGGGAGAAGCCACTTGCCCGCCGGCACGCGAGCGGTTGAGTGCTCTTCGTGCAGCAAGTCGGCAGGCGCACTCACATCGAGATACCGCGCGCCGCTATGAGCTACGTAAAGCTTAATGCTCTGCGTCTCATCGAGAAATTCGAAGCGATGACAGTGTCCGGTCCGTTCCCCGTAAGCCAATATGATTTTATTGCCATCGGGTTTTTGTTCGATAGCATCTTTTGGAATTTCGTTTACACGGATCAGAGCGACATCGCCCTGGCGTATGGTTGAATATGTCTTCATGTCTTGAACCTCGAAGCGCCATTGAAAACCGCCGTGCGTTCTACGCTTCCCTCGACAACAGGCGGATATGTGTTTAAAAGATAAGCCAGTGGCTCGTGCTGCGTCCATCATTCCAGCGAATCTTGTGATGTCTCCGTCAGCGTTGAATTGAATCACTGGTTTAGAATGCGGATTGTCTGCGCCAAACTTTCCAGACCACGGTTTCCCTTGGCCGTGAGGGATAACGCCTAAAACCTGAAATGCGTGCGCGACATTGAGCGGATCATTCGTCCATTCCAGATTGCCTGATACGTTATTACTCTTAACGCCATCCAGATGATTTACATCTGGCTTGTCTGGCGGTGCCTCACCATTGAACGCTTTGCATACTAATCGGTGAATCAACGCGTTTACATTGGTGCCATCTCCGCGATAAAGAATAACGGCAAAATATCCGCCGGTATCCTCACGCGCAGTGAGTATTTTTATACTAGGAACCATGCTTATCCGGTTAGCACCCATGACCACTAGCCCTAGGGTGTTGCCAATCTCCCGAATAAAGCTCGGCGTAGGTCGGCGCGGTAGCGTCGCCTCCGATCCCAAGCAGCGAGCGAAAGGCGTTGAACGGGTAAAACCTTCTGTTAAATCGGAACGTAAATTCGTTCAGGTAAGCCTGCAAGTGCTGTGGCGATACGCCGTGATGGCAACCACGCAACCAGCCTTTCAGGTTTGAGAAAATCAGATGCACGATAGGCAGATATTGTTCAGCGACATCGGGCTCCCCGCACTCCGCAACCGGCAGATGCGAGTAGCCGCGACTCTCAAGCGACGTGTAGCCAGTCCATGCGTCGGTGATGACCATCGAACCCGGCAACACCGCGCCTTCCACGAAGCCGCAGAGAGCGGCAGCGCCGCGATTCGGAACCACGTCGAGCCTCAAGCGGCCCGCGTAGCGTCCGCCGCGTCGAGCGGGTGCGCCTTCCTTCGGTTGCCGCTGTCGGACTTCAACCGCAGCCGCGACAAGGGTTTGATCGTGGACGCCTTTGCCCTTACCGCGTGTAGCACCGCCCACCCAAGTTTCGTCAATTTCAACGTGGTCAGCAGTGCCCGGTTTGCCGATGCGATCCCGGTCAGGGCGGACCATACCGGCTCGCAGTTTGTGCAAAATCTGGAAGGCGGTTTCGTACCGAGTCAGCCCAAGCTGACGCTGGAACTGGGTGGCGCTCATGCCAGCCGTGTGGCTAGAAACGAGATATGCGGCCCAAAACCACGTGGAGAGGGGCGTTCGGGTGCGTTCCATGACCGTACCGGCGGTCAGAGCGATGTCACGGCGGCAGGACCGACAGCGCAGCACATGGGGCCGCGCCTTGAAGCGGAACGGCTCGCCACGGTCGCCGCAATGTTCGCAGGTAAAGCCCTGATCCCATCGGATGTTTTCGAGGTACTTGGCGCACGCATCGTCGTTTGGGAACAGTTTTTGGAACTGCGGCAGCGACGTAGGGAACGGCAAGTCAGCGTGACGGAGAACGTCAGGAGGGCTCATGCTGAGGCTCCTTTGTCTCGGCTTTCAGGCATTCATCGTGTGAATCTTTGGGCGGTCCGCTCGGGAATACGTCTAGCTCTATCGCGAGCCAATCAGATATCTCGATGTACACCCACATGCCAGCCCACTGGGTCAAATCTTCGTGCCAGTACTTACTTCCGTACCAGTTCACATAACCGCCCTTGTGTACCTGCCGCCAGCCGTAGCAGGCAAAGCCGTCAGGACACTTCGTGTCGCTGGCGGCATTCCATGGTTTTACAGAATATGGCATTTCAGTTCACAGCCTCTACCGTCAATTCATCCGACAGCCTGGGGAACATCGCCAACCACTTGGCCGCGCCCTTCTGTGTCTTCCAGGTCAGCAACGCGCCGACCCCCACCCCTGTGATGCTGTGGCCTGATTCGCGCCACTCTGGCAACGAGCGACTCTTGGCGGCGAACGTCTTGCGGCCGGTCCGGGTGCTGATTCTTGCTACGCAGTACGAGGTTTCCATGTTACTTAATCTCCTGTATAAATCGCGTTTCAGAGCCTACGATTTAAATACTACACCTAGTATCGGTGGGTGTCAAGCGGATAAGCATGCTAGGAACGTATCGACGCGGCAAACTCTTCACGCGCCCGAGATTTGATATCTCGTAACTGCCTTCAAAGCCTGCAATGGGTTTCCAGATCTCATTCATATCGTCGGTTCTTCGTCGCTATTAATAGCCGCTTCTTGCGGCGCTGTCAAAGTGTCTTTGGCCTTATCGTACGCATTCTGCAGGATTGCCATGTCGGAGGTATCGCCGGACTTCTTGGCTCGGGTGTAGGCGCGGGCGAAGGAAGTCTTGAGCGCCTCTAGCGACGTTAGCACACCGAATTCTGCGATAGCCGCAGTGACGTAGGAATTTACGACCTTGCCACCAGATGCCCATGTTGCGATCTTGCGGCCAGATTCCTCGTCAATCGGCTGATTGAGCGGAAACATGACCTTATGTTGCTCTTGGAGCTTGATCGCTTTCGGCATGCCTGGCGCATCGGCAGTGAGCAGAAAAGAAGCCGTCAATTCAAACGGCAGATTCTTCTCACACACCGGCATCCAGCCATTTATACCGGTCAGCGAAGTCTTCGGCACAATTACGGTTTTTCCCTTGTCGTCCTTGATCATTTCGACCTTCTCTTCGGCGCGAAAGCACAAGATTAAGTGAGCGCGGACCTGCAGCAGCCGCTGGACCATTTTCTTATGGTCCATCTTAGGCTTAATCCAAGCGGCCATCTTGACGCGCTCGCGCTTGGCGTAATCATCGCCGGCCATGCGTTCGAGTTCATCTTCGTGCATCTCTAGGACGCCGCCTTCTCCGGCCCATTCGTGAGTACAGGAATCGACCACGATTGCAGGGTACCCAGCCATATCAGCCGCAAGAATCGCTTCGGCGTAGGCTTGCGGCGTGAAGGGTGGCTTCAAGTCGCCGTGATCGAAGTTAAATTGATCGGCGTAATGCAGGCCACGGCTGGCTTCCGTGTCAATGAATGCGAAAGGCCTGTCACCGGAAATCCCCGCAGCTAGGCGCAACGAAGAGAAAGTCTTGCCAGAACCTGTGCCGCCTGCCAATCCTATTAGTAGGCCCGCGTTCTCGCGAATGGCTTTTTTAAACATGAAACTCATTCCGATCCCTCCGTGATGGATGCCATTGCCGATTCTGCGCGTATTAAATCCCACGGCTTAGGATCGGCGTAATGAATGCGCGTCGAGTAGCCATACCAGGAATTGGTGGTCATGCACTCGGCCCACAGGCGCTTAGCTTGCATGACCTTGGCTCGTCCGACGGCTCGGTAGCTTTCGGCGAGCGACACTAAAGAGCACTCATACGGCGGACTCGTTTCCTGAGCCAAGAATATGAACGTGGGCTCATCTCCGCCGTTAAGGGCGGTAACTCCATCAATATAGAACTCAGCCTGCAAATCATATCCCATGCGGCCGATCTGCATAATAAATGCCTCTGGCGCGGCGTTAGGCGTGGACTTGTAGTCAAGTATGATTGACCTGTCGGCATTCAATCTATCTGGGCGGCAACGGCACCAACTGCCGCGCGAATCGTTCCATATGACTGTCTGCTCGGACTCTCCGGCGCTGAATATGCCTTTAAGTTCAGTTCGATCAATGAATTGCCGCGCCGCGCGCACCATGCATTCGATATCGTTGTATTGCCGCTCAAGCACCGCATACTGTCCGTTCGCTTGGGCCGCGTCCCTCGCCTCGCGCGCTGCTTTCGTCCGCCAATCATCGGCCTGCACGCGTACGATGCAATCGTCGCGCTGCTCGAGCAGCATGACATGTGCCGCAGAGCCTAAATCGAACTTCGATTCTTTGTCTGGCTCATAATTCGGATTCAACCGCGGATGCTTAAGCCACGCATGCGCCGGCGATTGATCAATCAGAATCTGCGCGATCGAATTAGATAGCGATGGGCGAATGGCCGGGTCTGCGTGATATTCGGCGGCGGTTAAAGGGAGGAGGGTGGCGTTCATAGCGCTACCACCAGATGCGATGGCACCACGAAAACGCCTAATTCCTCACGCCAGAATCCCGTGCCGTGATCATCTCGTAGCTCGTGTGTCGGCTGATGATGTTCGCAGAACTTGGCGGATCGCGGCCATGCGTTGCCATCGCGCACAATAGGTCCATTGGCACGCACTACAATCGCACCAGCGACTTCGAATAAATCCGCATTGAATACCAAGTCATGTGGAATCATATGCATAATCGCGCCGGTTTTGATGCAAGCGTTCAAAACGGCAACTCCGCAACGATTTCGGCCTGCACACGTTCAACTGCTGGAAATGCTTCCGAGAGCGAAGACTCGCCGCACTGCGTCTCGTACACATCCTGCTCGACCATCTTGGTGCCAACCTTGACGCGCTTGCACACGCTGGAGGTGAAATAAAGCCATACGGATGTTGGGCACTCAGGATGTGTGTAGCGAGCGTACCATGTGGTGTCGCCCTGCTTGGGTCGATCGGAATTGGTTGTGAAACCGCTCGTGCGCAAGATGCGAACAACTGCGGCGAGCTTTGGCGCATCGCCCGAAAATGACACGTCAACATCTTGAGACAGCGACGGTTCAATGCCAAGCCGATGCAAGGCATTGACTATCGGGCGATAGAAATCCTTGATTGCCGTCCAGCGCTGGCGGATTTTCGCTAGCGCGATGGCTTTCTCGGCCAAGTCGAGTTCGATCGGATCTGAGATGGATTCGACGTTTGTATTCATTTTTGAGTCCTCCGTGAGAGATTGGTGATGTTGCGAGAAGCCGTTGTACACCTGGAAACTAAAAAAAACAATAGCCGCTATTTACTTTTTTGTATTGGTGGGCATATGATCGCGGCAAGGAGGAATCAGACATATGAAACGCCCTTGCCTGGAAGATCTATCTATGGCTGCCGAATGGCTGCGCTGCAACGAAGGCGCAGACGGAGAAGGAGAATCATGCTCCCGAGTGGCTACTTGGTTAGACACATATGCCAGAGAATTGGCAGAGCGCCAGGCGGCACGAAAAGTTGGTTGTACGGTAGGGTATTTCAGGAAATACATGGAAGATCGCTTGGGCGTGGTCAAATGAGAACACATGAAATACAGTTTGGAGTGGATTTTGAGACCGACAAGTCTATTCCGTTACATGTTGGTCGGTTATACATTGGAAAAGATCAGCAATTCGTGGTTCGCATGTTCTTCAATACCGAAGGAGCTCTTTGCTTAGTTCTTCCCGAAGCTGCAGTTAAGGCCGGGGCGGTGATCATCTATCCAGATTTGCCTACTGGACCGATGGGGTTTCCATTGGCATGATCATCCTTCGCCCCAAACAAATCACGTTCATAGACAGAATCCGTCAGGCATTCGCCGAAGGATTCAAGCGGCCATTGGCGCAGGCCCCCACGGGGTTCGGAAAAACCCGAGTACTGGCCCACATGGCCGAATCGGCTGAGAAACGAGCGAAGCGCGTGTTAGTGCTTTGTCATCGCGTCGAACTAGTGGATCAGATCGTTGATGCGCTTAGAGAATGTAATGTTTCTCCAGACATCATAGCGGCTGGTTTTCAGCGTAGCGCTGGCAGATTTCGCGCTAGTAATCGCGCGGTGGCCGTTGCTTCAGTGCAAACGTTAGTCAGACGATTAGACTCCTATCCCGCGCCAACACTGATATTCGTTGATGAAGCTCATCATTGCGCGGGCGGCAATACTTGGTCGCAAATTCTTCGCGCGTATCCAAACGCGAAACTGCTAGGCCTCAGTGCGACGCCGCAAAGGCTCGATATGCGCGGGCTAGCAACTCATTTCGATAAACTGATAATCGGCCCAACTGTCAGGGAATTAATTGATGACGGTCATTTAGCTAAGCCAAGAGTCTTTGCTCCTCCTACCGTAGATACATCCGGGCTGCATATTCGAATGGGTGAATTTAAAGCAGACGAATCAGAAGCCTTGATGAATACCCCGTCGATAACAGGCGATGCGCTTGGGCACTATAAAAAACATGCGGCCGGACTGCCAGCGCTTGTATTCTGCACTTCGATTAAGCACGCGCATGATGTTGCGGAGAGGTTCAGGAAAGATTCTATTTCTGCGATCGCATTGGATGGCGGAACTGACAAGGATCTTCGGCGTATGGCGGTGAGGGACTTTCGAGATGGAAAAATTAATGTAATCACTTCAGTAAATATTTTTTCCGAGGGCGTAGATCTTCCTGGCTGCCATGTCGGAATATTTCTCCGACCTACAGAATCCCTTGGTTTATTCCTGCAGCAATGCGGGAGAATATTAAGGCCGGCACCAGGTAAAACGCATGCCATGATATTTGATCATGTGAATTCCACCATGAAATTTGGACTCCCTGATGATCCGCGAGAATGGACGCTCACGGACGATCTGGCACGGCGCAAGAAAAAGCCAGCGCCAGGGATTAGAGTCTGCCCCAAATGCTTCGCGGCAAGTCCGGCACGCGCGAGCGTCTGCGTCGAGTGCGGAGTGGCGTTTGAAGTCAAGCCAAGGCAGCAGGTCGAGGAAAAAGAGGGTGAGCTGGTGGAGTTGACGGCCGAGCAGATTGCGAGGAAGCGCGAGCGCCGCGAGCAGGGTCGCGCGCACGATCGCGCCGCGCTGATGGAGATAGCGCGAATCAAAGGAAGGAACCCGGCTTGGGTTGACCATGTGCTTGCGGGAAGGGAAGCTAAGAGGAGGAAGGCGTGAAGAAACCCGGAAAAGTACTTTCACTGGTTGAATTCATCGAACAATTCCATAGCGGATTTCGCGTACCACCATGGCAGCGGCAAATTCTTGAGGAATTCGAGAAGCATCCGAATGAGAGACTGGAGATGACCTTCTCGAGAAAGCGTGGCCACCACTATCTATGGGTACCAAAATGACCGACTCCGACCGCGAATCCCTAATAGACGCCGCCTACGATCAGATGATTGCCGCATCCGATGAGTCCATGCAGCGCCAACACTGGCGCGATATGCTCTATCACATACGGCTGCGATCACCGGAGCAGATATTGAAGATGGAGACGGAGAGACGGATTAGCGCGAAATATGCTCCGCTTATAACTTATCAGATGGGGGATGTGGCGTGATCAGTCAACTAGAATCAGTAGCTCGAGCCGACAACAATATGGACGAAATCGACGGGCCTCCGAGGGCTTATTTCCTTATTCCTTTCGGAGATAACAATTTTTTACGCATCGTCTACGTCACCATCATCTGGCCTATCACCCAAGAGCATGTCGAAGATAACATGCAAAAAGCTGTCGCCGGAGAATTGGTTACGGCCATAAAGGATGAGCTTTTCGCAATCGGCGGCGGCATTATTTGGTGGCGAAGCAGGCCTGATCTGGATGTCTACAACGGGCCAAACGGGCAGGTTTTTAAAGTCCGATGCCGAGTAGCGACGACGCCACCGTTGAGCGAAGAAGCGTGGAAGCGATTGCACCGGCACACTGACGGCGAGCAATTCGCATGACCAAGCGCCACGCCAAACCAACCGCCGCCGCGCTCTCCGAGCGCACCTACCGTCACGTCCTAGCATTCAAGCGCACGCTGCTGAATCAAATGGCGCACATCCGCCTTGATATCGCCGCCGCTAGGCGCGAGGATCGCGAGCATATGAAGACGCTCATCGATCATTGCGCGCGGCTTTTGCGCGAGAAGGAGACGCTGCAGCGGCAGTTAGAGGAAGCGCGTACGCCAGGCACTCAGCGCAGCATGGGGTTTTTCGGATGAACGACTTAAACGAAAAATCCCTAGAACAAGTCATTGATGAAATCATGAAGCTAACCAAGGATCGCGGCAAACGTCTAAGCATTCGCCCCACGAAAATGTTGATGTTCCCCGGCGCAACTGAAGAAGACCGCGCTCACGCAGTAGAAATTGAACGCAAAGCGCGCGAGAAATTCAATGACCGACAGTGAGTTACTTGCCGCCCAACACCGCGTCATCGTGAATTTAGGCGGCTGCACGTGCAATCTCGAATGGAAGCACGCCGACGATCAGCCGAAGTGCCAGACTTGCAGGGTCATAGATGCGTATATCAGGCATAAGCCGAGCGGCGGCACATGTAGTCACGGCACGCCATTGGGGTACGACTGTACGCCTTGTCCGCGGGGCGTGGCGCAGGTGATGGCGTGAGCGCCGATACCCCCCCCGACGACGAGGATAAAGTGGGCGGATTTATCGCTGTGCTTGAAAAGTTCGCCGACTATCGAGACCGAGCGTGTTTGGACATCACGCAGGCCACTGTTGCAGTGACTGAAAAGTACGCGCGCAAGAAACTCGGTATTGAAAAGGATCTGCCCCTGACCTATCGCGGTATGACACTTCGATGTATTGGCTCGAAACTTTGGCGTGAAAGGCGATTTAGAGAGGCTGGCAATCGATGACCGAGCGCGACATCCAAAACGATATCCAGCGCGAGTTATCGCGAGGGCGAACTCGCTTACTGCGCGTGAACGCGGGAATGTCATATCAAGGCCGCATCGTCGAGCAGACGCCCGATCGGCTAATCCTCTCACCTTGGTATCCGATCAAACTCGCAGCCGAGGGGGTGAGTGATTTGATTGGATGGACGACACCGCCGCACGGTGAGACGCTCGCCATCTTCACTGCCATCGAAGTCAAGGACCGCGGCAAGCCCACCCCCGAGCAGCTCGCCTTCATCGCCATGGTGCTCAAGGCGGGCGGGCGGGCGGGGGTGGCGCGGAGTGTGGAGGATGCGCGGGGGATAATTGAGGGAAACAATTGATAAATCAAATATGTATATTCCTGTTCGGCATGACAGCCGTACTTTTGGTGAATGACCATCGCATAGGCGTCAGGAAATGGGGACCGATTCTAGGTCTGATCGCACAGCCATTTTGGTACTACACGGCTTTTACGCACGGGCAATGGGGAATCTTCGCCAGCTCGTTTTTCTATACCGCTAGTTGGGCACGAGGTTTCTACAATTGCTGGATACGACGTGCAACCACTCGCGATTGACCTATTTTGCGGACTCGGCGGCTGGACCGAAGGGCTGCTAGCCGAAGGCTATTACGTCGTCGGATTCGATATTGAGCAGCATGTGTACGGCGAGCATAAATATCCCGCGCAATTAGTTATACAAGATGTGCTGACGCTGCACGGGAAGCAATTCAAGAATGCGGCGCTAATCGTCGGTTCAAGCCCCTGCCAGGAATTCTCATGGCGCGCCATGCCTTGGAAGGCGGCTAAGGCTGCGCCGCCACCATGGCTCGGAATGGAGTTATTTAACGCGCAGTTTAGAATCCAGCGTGAGGCGTGCGAAGCTGCTGGGCGGCATATTCCAATGATAGTCGAAAACGTGCGCGGAGCTCAGCCGTGGGTCGGGCGATCGCGGTGGAATTACGGGAGCTATCATCTTTGGGGAGATGTGCCGGCGTTGATGCCGATGACTTCAAAGCGCGGGACTAAGGTTCCAGGTTTTAGCTTCGACGGCCGAAGCACGTGTTTCAGACAGGCTGCTGTAGATCACATGAAGAACGCCGGCGGATCTTGGTTCGCTATTTCGCACAATAAGGTTCCAATGTCGCGCGGCGATCACATAAAGCAGGGCGGCGATTGGTTTGGCGCGGATACAGACTCGAGTTCTATGCGGCACCAATGGTCAGGCAGCATCAAGCGCAAAATGGCCAGCGCGCAAATCGCCAAAATCCCACTCCCCCTCGCGCGCCACATCGCGCGCGTCTACCACCCGAAGTCTGTCAGCCAATAATTATTTTTTCTGTAGGCCATTGACGACAATATTATGTCGTCCTACAGTCTCCCACCGACTGCAAATTATACGTACGTAACGTTTCTTGGGAGCCTTAATGGGTACATTCGATAATTCAAAGCGCCGCGAACGTGACCCAAACGGGCGCCGATTACCCGTAACCCTGTCGCTATCTCCCGAAACACACAACCACTTAGCCAGTATAGGCGACGGCAACAAATCGCGCGCCGTCGAGAAACTGGTTGAGGCCGAGGTCAAGCGCTCACGCCGTCGCGGCGCGCCAGTCACGGCCTAGCGCGCCATGGCGATCACATTCGACGATGTCGGCTCCGCTGCACTCGCGGAAGCCCTAATCCTGCTCCCACAGTGGCTCTCTGGCGGCACGCGCCGCGGGCATGAGTATTTGGGTGAGCGCAAGGCCAATGGCGGCCCTGGGGACTCCTGGACAGTGAATTTGAACACCGGCGCGTGGATGCATGGCGCGGGCAGCGAGAAGGGCGGCGATCTCATTAGTCTCTATGCTGCGCTGAATCATATCAACAACGGCGCCGCCCTCAAGCAGGTGGCCCAGTTGATCGGAGTGACCGACGGCCCGACCCCGCGCACGCTTCCCCGCACCATGCCCGCCAAACCAAAGGAGAAGCCCTCAGAGCCGATCCCCGATAACCCGCCACAACCGCCCCCTCACCCGACCTTAGGCGTAGCTACCGCCACCTATCGCTACGGGCGGGCATTTTGGATCACTCGCTACGATCCACCAACAGGCAAAGAGTTCTGCTGGCACACGTGGCGCAATGGCAAATGGTACCGCCAGGGCTACTCGGGGCTACGCCCCGCCTACAACGCCGACCTCCTGGGCGCCCGCCCCGATGCCCCCGTGCTCATCGTGGAGGGCGAGAAATGTGCCGATATCGCCAGCCAGCAACTGCGCAAGTATGTCTGCATGACTTGGGCGGGCGGCTCGAACGCGGTGAAGCAGACCGACTGGACGTGCCTAGCCAGCAGAGACGTCATCATCTGGCCGGATGCCGATGACACGGGACGCGCGGCCGGCGCGCAGCTAGCCGAAATATTGGCACCGATCGCCACGCGCGTGCGCATCGTGCAGCCCAATGGCCAGGATCCGGGGTGGGATATCGATGATGCGGTCAAGGAGGGCATGGGCCCGCATGAGATTGCCAAGTGGTGTGCGGCGCATATCACGGATAAGATATCGAAGCCGGCATCTGAGCCGGCGCCGACTACGGCCGCTGCAGTGCCGGATACGACCGAGCCTTCGCAAGAGGACTCGAGCGCTGCAACGGCGGAGCCGGGGACTTTGGTCAGTGAATACCTAGCCGCCGAAGATCACGATGAGGACTTCGAAAACGGCGCTCCTCGTCGTTCATTCTTGATGGAATGGCAATCCCTCGGACTGGCGGCCAATTCGAATAAGATTCCCCATCCAACACTTTCAAACGCTAGCTCGATAATCCAAAAGCACGAGGAATTTCGCAACAAAATTTGGCTCGATGAATTCCGAGGCCGTGTCTATCACTCAATGTTTGGCAGGCCAGAAGAATTGGTCGATGCGGATGTGCGTCGAATAACCGCATTCATCCAGCAGTCTTTGGGGCTTTATAAATTTAGCCTAGCAATGGTGCACGAAGGAGTGCAGCACGCAGCGGAAGCAAATGCGCGTAATCCGTTGCTTGAATGGCTCAACTCTTTGGAGTGGGATGGCGAAGAGCGATTAGAGACGTGGCTACTTGACTGTCTAGGCGCTTCGCTCACTCCATACACTATGGCTGTAGCAAAGAACTGGGCTATTTCTATGGTCGCGCGAGCATATGATCCTGGGTGCAAAGCCGATCATATGCCAATCCTCGAGGGCGGCATGGGCGCAGGCAAATCCTCGTTCTTGGAAATTCTCGGCGGCGAGTGGTATGAGTCTGTCACTACTGAGATCGGTAGCTTGGAATTCCTCCAGGACATTCAGGGTATTTGGCTTGTAGAAATTCCTGATATGTCGGGCTTTGGACGTCGTGAACATGGCCAAATATTGGCTGCCATTACGGTCAAGCGTGATCGCTATCGTCAATCTTACGGGCGATTATCGCAAGGTCATAAGCGAACGTGTATTTTTGCAGCCACCTCTGAGAAAGATGATTACCTGAAGGATTTGCGCGGTCATCGTAGGTTTTGGCCAATTCGATGCGGAGAAATAAGCCTGGATGTACTGCGTGCGCAGCGCGATCAGATATTTGCGCAAGCGGTGAAGGAATATAAAGCTGGCACTATTTGGCATAAAATGCCAGCCGAGGCTATTCAAGAGCAACTTGATCGCGGTGATGATGATCTTTGGTCGAAGGGTGTGCTTATGTATGCGCGGGATGCGATAGATCGCGCCGGCACTGGAAAGGTAATTTTATTCCCATCCGATGTGCTGCATGATGTTCTTAAAATAGATCCGAAGGACCAAGGCCAATCTGAGAAAAATCGCGTAGCTAATATTCTACAACGTGACGGATGGGTGCAAACAAAGCACCGCGGCGATCGCTGTTGGACGAAGCCGCGGTCTGTGGATTAACTGGAAGCAATCGCGCTCGCAGCCAGCACTGCGCAAAGCAATATCGCAAGTCCCACAGCGACAGCGGCCGCATATCGATTGCGCGCCTCGTGATCGACGCGGCCGTTAACAGCGCGCCAATACCTAATCGATCGCGTATCGAGTCTGACGTTGTTCATGACTGCAACTCCTCTAGCAAACAGACGAAGCCGATCACTATAAGCGATGCGACGGCGAGCCAATACCACACATCAGCGTTCACTTGCGCGGCCTCACGGTCATACCTGCCGCACGCGCCCCCTGTTCGCGGCATGCGCGCATCCAATTGGCGCGCATCTTCGGATCGGCGCTCAGTTCCTCGCAGAGCTTGCGCAGCGCTGCGGCTGCGTCGGTCGTCGTCGGTTTGGTGTGCATAAATATTCATCTCCGTATGTTGCGTCAACTGACACAAATAGTAGTTTACTTAGATACACCATGCAATACCTGATGCGTTAATTGCGTCACAGTGTCAGTCCTGCATTCCCCAAGGCGTATGGACCTTCGGCGGGTCGATCGCTAGACCGTCCTTATCGACCTCAACAGATTGGTATCCCTCATGAAGGATCCGTATCAGCCGTGACTCGCTCGAATAGTCAACTTCTCTCTTGGGTAATAGCGGCGCGCGCCTTAATGTGACGCGCTTACCAGTTTTCTTCTCCTGCCAGATTACAGTGTAGATGATGTCTCGCAGCAGCTCGGAGCGCGTCTGATGTCTGTCTTTAGCCATGCGGTCTACGCTATCGAGAATCAGCGGATCGAAACTCACCAGAACTTTCTGCATTTGCCTGTGCATTTATATAACTCCTTGAATTATATGAACTTAATTATCACTGTCCTACTTAACTAATTGAATATATTGATAAATTGACGGTGGACAGTGTGGACAGCACTTTCCCATACCCTTACGTTCTATAGTATATAACTACGATATATAAAACAATTATATATTAATGCTATTATTACTCCCTATAGAATATTACTGTACTTACTGTCCTAGTGTCATAAAGATAACGGATTCATATACTTAAGAAGGACAGTTTAGTGGACAGTTGGACAGTCTTAAATGTCAGTTTAATAGACCGGCCTAATAAACGGGTTCAATCGGTTTAATAGAGCGGTCTATTGAGCGCATTCAATAGGCAGGCCTAATGAGCGGACTCAATAGACGCCAGCACTCCTTTGATCCATATGGAATTCGCTGCGATGCAGCAAAGCGCAATGCTGCGTTGCAACGAACGCTAACCCTGGCGAACTCGACAGACATTAGATCCCTGCCGCTGACTGGTATTGGTTTACACGAGCAACTGTGGATAACTATTGGCGTTAGTAGTTAAGTTATTGATATGTAAAGCAATAGTGGTTTTACATACTAGGTATTATGCGAAGTACGAAGCGCGTCGTAATTAATGCGGCTCGAGGCGCGAGCTGGCGCGCGGAGATAGGCCGTAATGTAAATCGCGGGCTGCCTAGCACGCTGCCGACCGTCCGTCTAATAGGCAAAATCGACCCCGGTACCACCCCTTTTCTGGAAAAGTTGGTTCCATCTGGTACCGGTCAGCGGCGCAATCGCTATTAGGCAAAAAGTACGATTCCGGGAATCAATCTGGAAATTGGGTCCCCTTTCGTCCTATACATCATAGTATCCAATATGGTATTATTTTAGGCCATAGTTAGCACGGTACATAGTAAGTATCACTAGGAGATAATGTGACAAGTACGAAGAATCACGTCTGGGTCAACGTGCATTTTCCAAAGGATGTCCACGCGAGCCTCAAAGCCTGGTGCATTCGAAACGGTCGCTCGATGCAGGATGGCTTAGTCGAAATGGTAGCCCTGATGTCTGGGCCGAACGGGTTGCGGCTAACTCAGCCAACAGCGGTGATGCCCACCGTGCATCGCGCGCCGGATCCGCTACCGCAGGCGGCCGCTGTGCCCGTGCGAACCGCGCCGCCGAAGCCAGCGCCACCGCCGGAGCCGCGCGGATTCAGGCCAGGCAGTGCAGGCCAGATATACCGCGACTGCTTCGGCGAGCCGCCACCGGGTATGTATGACGAATACGGAAATACCATTGACACGTCTAGCCCAGATGATAGTATTGACGCAAATGAGTACTCAGACGAATACGGAGACGACGACACAGAAGAGGAAGCGGGTGAACCTGACGTTGACGCCAGAGACGCACGGCCGCATTAAGGTCTGGTGCGCGCGGCGAGGGGTGACGATGCAGGCTCAGATTGAGAAATGGCTGGACGGTGTGGCCGAGACCGCGGCGCTGCGCGGGGAGGATGCGCAGTGAACGACGCTGCGAAGACGATGCCAAGCCGCCAATACAATCCGCGTTACTCGCAGCCTGTAACTGTAATGCTAGGCGATATCGACCGCCTACAGCTTGCGCTTGGCGCGGCATGCGACTATCTGCGATGGCTAGAGTTGAAGGGCCATAGGCACGGTGCGATCGATAGCGTGAGCCACTTGGTGAACGAGGCGCGTGAACTGGCGTATTTGTTGCGCAGCGATGGTGCAGCGTGAACGACGCTGACTTCGAGATGCTCAACGCCCGCGTACAGACCGCCAATAGCCTAAGCGTCGGCGACGTTGACGCGAGTTTCGATATGAGGCTACGAATTCTCGCGATTGAGTACGCTCTGAAAATGGGCACCGATGTGCACGCGAGTGCGGTGAAGTTTTACCAATTCATGAAGGGAGAGGTCGAGTGAGAATCTACATCGTCAAGACGAACGGTGAGCCGGTCAGGTACGTGCGCGCGGCGAACCAGGCCGCGGCGATCAAGGCGGTGGTCAATGAGCGCTTCAGTGCTGTCGTGGCTACGACTGAGGATATCTATGCGGCATCGAAGGCGGGGCGATTGGACGTGCTAGATGCATCGATTCCGGCGGTGCTGGCGGCTGCAAATGAGAAGGCGCCGACGCTCACCGATGAGGTGTCGGCCGCCGAAGTGCGCCATAACTCCCGCATGCCGGTGGATGCGTGAGCATTCCCGCCGGCGAGCGCCGCAAGCCAGGGACGTTTAACCGCTCGAAGATGCTGGCACTCCTAAAGCGCCAAGCGCGTGCGCGCAAGCACGGCGAGAAGCCAGAGCCCGCGCGCCGCTGGACGAGCGCGATGATTATGCGCGCCGCCGGTCAGGTCGGGATGCTTTCCGTGCGCCGCGCTCGCTGGGTGTGCTGGTATCGGTGGGGCACGCCGAGCCGCTATGAGCCGGGGTGTGGCGCCAGATGAGCGGCCCCCACGTCCCAATCACGACAAGCGCCGGGCACTATCTGTCCATGCAACCGGCGCAGCTCGGCGAGCCGCGCGATAAAGTCTGGTATCGAGGCAGCGACTGGGACATAGTAACGGCCGAGCGGGATAAATTTCGCAAGGCCTTGCAGGAAGTCATTGCGGTGTTCGACAAAGAGGATATGGAAGTGCTGGATTTTTTGGAGATCGCTGAGAGGGCGCTAAAATGACATACTCGGGCGAGTTATCACCGACGGCGAGATTGCGATTTGTTGAGCGCGCGGTCTCGCTCGATGCGGAGAATTGTCGCACGCTTAAAATACTGCAGCAGTTCTGGGCGCCGGATGTGCCTAAGTACATGGTTGATTCGAGCCAGGGTGAGTGGCGCGATATCCCAATGGGGGTCGAGACGCCGTGACAACGAATACCTCAATGGGGGCGACTACAGTCGGCCTGGAAACTCCCCTCGATAAAAATCCGCCCGTGGCGGCCGACACTGCCACGGGACAAATGCTTCGCAAGCAAGAATTCATTATCAGGTATTACGCGAAGGCGAGGCGGTACCTGGACGATCGCGGACGGCTTCTGCATGCGACTGAAGATCAGATAATCAGCACGGCCGAGTGGCTGAGATATCACGAATTCAGGCGCGCCATCGAACCGCTTGAAAGATATCGCAATAAAGCGATTACCGATTGGCTATCGATTCAAGCAAACGTCCACGCCGAGCAGCCAGACTGGCTCAAAGAGATTGTGTCTGGCTGGAATGAGCACATTGCTTTTGTGGCTCGCAGCGAGTTTGGATATGACCCACAGCCAAGAGTGATCGCATGAGCGCCGAACGCCTGCTAGCCTCGATACTCACTGCCGGAATGCTTTTCGGAGTTTGCGTCTGGGCGGTGTGCGCGTGAGGCAAGAGCCCTTACCCGCGCGTCGCGGAGTCGTCTGGTTCATTGAGGCGCGCTATGGCAGATCGTGGCGTGCGCAGTTAAATTCATTCTGGCCTACACGGCGTGAGGCGGTGGCGTATCTTCGGGCGGTATACCAGAAGGACCCGGAGTACAGGGTGATGAGATACCGAAGAGTAGCGGAGAGAAAATAAATGGCAGCCTATTGGCTCAATTTCACCGACGGCACCTCTGGATGCTGCGAGGGAGTGTCTCTCGCGCCCGCGATCACCAAGGCCGAAGACTTGACCGGCAAGACGGTCTGCGGCGGGAAATCCTTGCCTTACTTCGCCGTCCCCGTGATCTGGCAGGCAGGCGATGAGCCAGCGTTTTGTCATAATCCGGTTAGGTGCGCGGGGCGCTCGTCGTGTCCGATGGATTATGCGTGCACGGAATGAACTATGGCGTCCAACCGCACGGCCCACATCGCGTTCACTGTCACGCCTAGATTGAAGACGGAACTTGAATTGGAAGCATGGGAGTCCGGCATGAAATTAGGCGAGTACATCCGATATCTGCTCGACACCCGCGGCAAATATGCTCGCAGCGTCGGTAAAGCTGGCGGCTACGCAGTGATTGGTCCTGCGAAGGCGGGGAGCGGGATATGAGTAATGATCATGATGACTCAGATGGAGTCTGCGTCAACTGCCAGCTAACGCGCGTACTCACCGATTGGAAAGACGCTGGCGGCGAAGTCTCCGATGTGGTCGAAGCGATCCGCGATATCGTGAACAACATCGTCTACGCGGCGCTGGATGAGATTTTCGAGGACGCCGAGCCTGAGCGGCCGGTGACGCTCGATGGGTGACGAACTGCCCGACGTCCCCGACGAGAAGCGCGAAGCCATCACCCTGTGGGTGAAGTCTCGCCTCGAAGAGTCCGAGAAAGCCCACCAGGATCGAATCGAGTTGCTAAGGACGGCGGGCGAACACCCAAGCCCGATTTATCAAAGATTTGTACGTCTCGCGGGCGAGTTAGGATTATCCAAAGCGCTCGCCGCAAAGCAGCTCGGCATCACAGTTGCCACACTGACGACGCATTACGCCGACGATTACGAACTCGGAGCGGCCGAGATTCTCTCCGCCATCGCGGCAAATATGAACCGCAAGGCGATATCGGATACGGATCCAGCAGCGGCGAAAATCGGTCTTGCGATTATGGAACGCAGGGGCGGTGAGGAATGGAAGAATCCCGCGCGCCGTATCGAGATGGATCACAATCCAAGCAAAGCGCCGGTGATCGACTCATCGAAGCTTACTTACGATGAGCGTCAGACTCTGCGCGCCATGATCGAGCGCGTGCAAAACGGCGGCGAGGGAGACCCGCCAGACGATGAACCAATTATTTGATAAAACCAGGAGAATAATGTGCCTTTATTTGAAGTAGCAATCGTCAAGCAGCCGACCAAGAAAGAGCAGGAAGAAGGTACCGGCGTCGAAGAGCTTCTGTTCGGACCCCAAGCCGTACTGGCCCGTGATGCGCAGACCGCTGCAATCGCGGCCGTAACCGGCCCGAAGGCTCCCACGGGACTCGACATGACGCGCGCACAGGTACTCGTACGCCCTTTTGCGTAACGCCTGTGGCGAAGGCTGCGGCGCCCCTGGCCGCAGTTCCACAGGCGGCGAACCAGTCGTTCGAGCAAATGATTCGAGACGCTGCGCAGTCCGCTAAGTTCGGGGCGGCAGGAACGGGAATCTTAAATATGGGCGGCGTGAACTATTTAGGTTCTGTGGCTGGCACACAAACGTATTCCGCACAGTCATTGGCTGGCAGTCGGTGAGCGGCCGCCCCCACGCCCTAACCTACCCAAAAATCCGCCGCATCGATGCCTGGCGAGCGCAGCCAGGGCGCTTGAAATCCCCGCCATGGAAAGTCATGGCGCATGAGATGGGAGTATCGTTGCGAACGCTCTATAACGTGACGCGGCGACGGTATGGGTATGCGAAGGTGCCGAGGGAATTGGACCGGCCGCGCTCCTGACGCTATGCTCGCCTGATGATCCCAGGCTTTGACCTATCGAAGATCGATCCAAAACTCCAGCTCGCCGATCTAGACCGTGCAGATTGCGAAGATTCTCTTTACGAATTCTATAAAAGCGCATGGCCATATATTGACCCGGCTCCGTGGGTCGATTCCTGGGCGATCGATGCGGTAGCGGAGCATTTGCAGGCTGTCATTGACGGACAGATTCGCAAACTTCTCATCAACATTAGCCCAAGATCTTCAAAGTCAGGACTCGTGTCGGTTGCCCTGTTGCCGTGGTGTTGGGCGCAGCCGAAAATTACCCCCATCAGCGGGCCAGGGATTCCATTTCTCTACGCCTCGTACGCAAATCAATTATCACTGCGCGATTCGGTGAAATGCCGGCGCTTGATCGAATCCGCGTGGTACCAAGGACGCTGGGGGAATCGCTTTTCTCTGACTTCAGATCAAAATACTAAATCGCGCTTCACGAACGATAAAGGCGGCGAGAGGCTCATCACCAGCATTGACGGCACGACCACTGGCGAAGGCGCTCAGATCCTAATCGGCGATGATCTAAACGCCGCGAATGAGGCTTTTTCTGAAGCTTCGATCAAAGCGACTACCGACTGGTGGGATTCTGTGGCTTCGACGCGCTTAAATGATCCTAAGACCGGCGCATTCATCGTCATCCAGCAGCGCCTTGCCGAGAACGATATCAGCGGGCACATTCTCGAAAAAAATTCCGGCGAATGGTGTCATTTGATGATTCCGATGCGCTACGAGCCTGAACGTTCATTCATAACGACAATCGGATGGAAAGATCCGCGCACCGTGCCGGGTGAATTGATGTGGCCGGAGAGATTCGGCGAAGAAGAAGTCGCCTCGCTTGAGCGTGCACTAGGTCCCATGATAGCAAACGGCCAGTTGCAGCAGCGCCCAGAGCCCGCGGGTGGCGGCATCATCCCGCGCGATTATTGGAAGCTGTGGGAGCGCGATACATTTCCGCAGATGGATTTTGTAATGGCATCACTCGATACTGCCTACACTGAGAAGACATCTAACGATTTTTCGGCTCTCACCGTGTGGGGAGTATTCTCCGGCGAGCGATCGCTCATCAGTGAGCCAAATCGCGTCATCGACCGGCACGGTCAGTCTCAGCCGATGTATCGAGACAATGAAATGTACGAGGCGGCGACCTCGCCAAAAGTTATTCTTATGCACGCATGGCAGGATAGATTGGAATTGCATAAGCTCGTTGAAAAAGTCGCTGAGAGTTGCACGAAATTAAAAGTAGACCTTTTACTGGTGGAGGCAAAGGCGGCCGGACACAGTGTGGCGCAGGAAGTTCGTCGTCTTTACGCGAACGAACGATTTGGTGTGCAACTCTATGATCCAAAGAGCCAAGATAAACTCTCGCGGCTTTTCTCCATTCAGCATCTGTTCGCCGAAGGGATCATCTATGCGCCAGATCGCAAATGGGCTGACATGGTGATATCGCAAGTAGCTCAATTTCCGTACGGCAAATTTGACGACCTTACGGACACAGTATCCCAGGCGCTTAGGCATATGCGCGACAATGGGCTCATAGCTCGCGCGCCGGAGAAAGCCGCCGAACTTGAGGAACTACAGCGATACAAAGGGCGGCAAGAACCGCTATATTCGGTGTAAGTATGCTAAACGGCCACAAATCCCCATTAATCACCGGCGACCCGGTGCGCGTCCTGTGCAGTTGCGTGGTGGATTTAATCTCCCGCGTTCAGCGCCCGTGGCTATTTCGGGTGACGGTAACCGGACTTCCGCCACACAATTGCACGCGGGTCTATGAAATTGCTGCAAAAAGTGATAATGATGCCGCATTATTGGGCCTGAAGATTTTTGCTGACCAAATGTCCACCCTCACACCTCTTATGGACTATCTCGCCGAGCGATCGCACTGATGGCCGCCGCCCCCGGCCTAGGCAACGCCAATCTAAGGATTCCGGGTCCGGAGGCGCCCACGCCCCAAGCCGACATCACGGTTGAATTCGCGCCAGACTCTCCGGACACGCCAGAACTCGACACCAAGGGCAATATCCTAAAAATAGTGCACGGCGACGGGTCAGTGTCGGTATCGCTCGATGGCCGGCCGCTCGATGGCAGTAAGGCTGCCAATGACGACCCCTTGAAGTGGTTCGATAACCTGGTTGATAAGATCGATTCTGGCACGCTCTCAGGCATTGCAGATGATTTGCTGCGCGCTGTCGATGAGGACTTGGAGTCACGCCGAGAATGGGTAGAAGATCGCGCCCTAGGCATCAAGCTTTTGGGTTTAAAAATCGAACTCCCCAACGTCCAGGGCGCTTCCGATGGCGCGCCGGTCGAAGGAATGTCCAAGGTCAGGCACCCACTCCTTTTAGAAGCGGTGCTACGTTTTCAGGCCAACGCCAGATCAGAATTACTCCCCACTGACGGTCCGGTCAAGATTCGAAACGACGACAACAACGCGCAGCTCGCCGAGGATGAACTCGCGAACGATTATGAGCGCGACATGAATCACTATTTAACCGCGCGGGCGACCGAGTACTACCCGGACACGGACCGGATGCTTTTGATGCTCGGCTTTGGTGGGACGACATTTAAAAAAGTGTACTTCTGCCCCACCCGCGGCCGTCCGGTATCAGAGTCGGTCGATGCCGAGGACATCATCGTCAATCAATCGGCGGTGAATTTGGCGAACGCGCGCCGCGTCACGCATCGCACGTATCTTCGAAAATCCCAAGTCAAGCGCCTGCAGATCCTAGGCGTCTACAAAGACATCGCGCTATCAGACCCGTTGCCGCGCAAAGAGGACGAACTAGACGAGGCGAAGAAATCCCAGCAAGGGCTCACAGTCAATAACTATCGCCCCGATGACCGGGATCGCGAGATTTATGAAATCTGCTGCGAACTCGATATCGCAGGATTCGAACATGAGATTAAGGGCAAGCGCACGGGTCTCGAGATACCGTATGTAGTGACGATCGATGTCAGCACGCGCGAAGTTTTAGCAGTCACGCGCAATTTCGATGAGGATGATCAGACGCTGCCCACCGCGCGCACGCGATACGTGAAATACACCTTCGTCCCTGGGCTTGGCTTCTACGACATCGGCCTGCTGCATATCTTGGGCAACACGACTAATGCGGTGACGGCTGCCTGGCGCGAGATGCTCGATAACGGCATGTATGCGAACTTCCCAGGCTTCTTAACCGCCAAGAGCGGCACGCGCCAAAATACGAATATTTTTCGCATTCCTCCAGGCGGATCCGCACAGATCGATACCGCAGGCATGCCGATCGGGCAATTTGCGATGCCGCTGCCATATGAGACTGCGCACATGGCGCCGATGATGGCCCTGGTGCAGGACATGGTGCAGACCGGGCAGCGCGTTGGGGGAACTTCCGAGATGCAAGTAGGCGAAGGACGCGCGGAGGCGCCAGTCGGGACTACGCTCGCGCTGATTGACCAGGCGGTTAAGATCATGAATTCGGTGCATAAGCGGCTGCACGCAGCTCAAGCGGAAGAGTTTCAGTTGATCGTGAAGTGCTTTGTGGAGCATCCGGAATCCTTTGCCGGCCCTAAGTGCAAGTCTAAGTGGGATACGGCGAGATTCCTTCAAGCGGCGACGAATTGCGAGCTGGTGCCGCAGGCGGATCCGAATACGGCCAGTATGGGGCAGAGAATTCTCAAGTTGCAGGGTTTAGCTACCCTACAAACCACTTTCCCGAGCTTGATGGACCCAGTGGCCATCTGCAAGGCAGCCATACGTGGTATCGGTTGGGCAAACCCGCAGCAATTTATGGTACCGCCAGCAGCCCAAGGCGCGCCGCCTCCGCAGCTTCAAGAGATGCAGGCAAAGATGTCCAACGAGAAGGCCGAAACGCAGGCCAAGCTCATGGAGGCACAAGCCAAAACGACCGAAGCTCAAGCGGCCGCCGCGGAGACGAAGGAAAAAATCACCAGCGGTGCCCTCAAGCCAAAACTCGACTCCGCCGCGCCCTCCGCTCCAGAACAAGTCGATACGCCAGTGGATCAGGCTTTGGCGCAGGCGAAACTCATTGATGCAAAATCCAAATCTCGCGAGGTTGGCGTGCGCGAGCGTGAGGTTGCGGTGCATGAGATGGAAGCGCGAACAGAGAACCAAAACCGCGACTTGGACCGAGAGGATAAGTTGAAGGAAGCGGCCATCGGGTTAGCCGGAGAGGTGATCCGAGCTCCGACGACGGAGGCGGGCGGGCAGGTTGGCGTCTCAGGAGTCGGTAAAAAGGCTAGCCGCATCATCAAAGACGTTGATAAGGGCTTGAAGTAAGAGTAATTTACGGAGCACCGATATGTCAGACCTATCCAAGAAAGCCCGAGCCGCCGCCGAAGACAAGGCAGAGCGCCTCACGCGCTCAAGTAACGGCAAGATCGACGCCAGCGACTGGCGAGAACCCTTGGGCGAAAAAGGCGGTATCCAAACAGGCCCCAGGCCCGTCTCCCGTCCCGCCTTCAAAGCCGGCGGCAAAGTCACCGGCTCGAAAGCCATCATGCACGCAGGCCGAAAGCCTCGCGCCTCAGGCGGCATGACGGCGAATGATTTCATGAATCGCGATATGAAAGTGGCTAACGAAAGCCGCGCTGGCGAAAAACACATCGGCGGCATGAAGAAAGGCGGCCGCTGTTCTGGCGGCGCGGCTTACGCCAAAGGCGGAAGAATCGATGATGGTACGCGCCCGGTTGGCGATCGCATCGCGCGCGCTTCGGGCGGAAGGTCCAAGAAGGGCATGAACGTAAATATCGTCATCGCCCCGCAAGGTGGTGGCGCACGTCCGCCGATGCCAATGGCGGGTCCCTCTCCCAGCCCTGCCGGAATCCCCGCACCGCCCCCGGCCGCGATGGCGCCTCCCGCCGGCGCGCCGCCTCCGATGGGACCGCCTCCGATGGCGCGAAAGAATGGCGGGCGCACGAATTACCCGATTGATACCGGGTCTGGCGGCGGACTCGCACGCTTGGAGAAAATGCGCGCTTATGGGGCGCGCCAAGCCTAAGTGCAGACTCTCAACACCCAGTTCGAACACGAATTAAAAAAACTCATTGAAGCCGAGATCGAGCGAATAAAAGACATCTTATCCGTTGGAATGTCCGTCAAAGACTATGCCGAGTATCGCTTTCACGTCGGGCAAATCGAAGCGCTCAATAAGGTCTCCGCATCGTATTGCGATGAAGCCACATCGATAATCAACAAGAGGTAGTCCGTGCCGTCCGCACTCAAGAAGTCCGATCCCTCAGTAGATGAAAAACAAGCCATTCTCGACAAATTGGGCGATTTATCGCAGGTTCAGATCGCGCAAAACGAGTTGCTGGTAGCGATCTATGTGCGCCCAGAGTTCGCGCCGGGCGGAATGATTGCCCTCACTCACAAGACGCGCAAGGAAGATATCTACCAGGGTAAGGTTGGACTAGTCGTAAAGATAGGTAGCGCGTGCAAATTCGAGCGCACTTCGCCAGAAGGGATCACCTACGGCATCCCGATTAACCTACATGACTGGATCGTGACGCGCCCGAGCGACACGTGGGCGCTGGATTTCAATCCAAACGGCACCGCGTACGATCCGGAGAACTCCATTACCTGCCGGCTCGTCTTTGACGATCAAATTCGCATGAAAATTCCGAATCCAACGATGGTCTGGTAGCCAAAATGTCAGCCTCAACCGACGAAATTAAGATCGATCTAGACGAAATCGACGCCAAAGCGGCCAAGGAGCCGAAGAAAAAGGCTCCAGCCAAGGACGACGCACCAGTAATCGAGACGCCAGCGACGCCCGCAGCCGCCTCCGACACCGAAGAAGGCATCAAAAAGCTCAAAAAGCAGCTAGAAGACGAGCGCGCCGCGCACGCAGCGACCGCAGCGCGTGCGCGTGAGGCTGAATCGGGTGAAATTAAGGCTAAAACCGACGTTCAAGCCACCCAACTTGATCTAGTGAAGGGCGCAATCGCCACCGTGACGCAATCGCTGGACGTTTTGGAAGGAAAATACGCCGAAGCGGCCGCCGCGGGTGACTGGGCGGCAGCCGCGAAGGTGCAGCGTGAGATTGGCACGAACTCTGCTCGCCTGCTGCAGCTTGAGAACGGCAAATCAGCGCTCGAGAAGGCGCCAAAGCCGGTCGTGCGAGAATCCAACGACCCAGTTGAGCAATTCACCGCCAATATGACGCCGCGCTCAGCCGCTTGGGTGCGCTCACACCCCGAGTACGTGCGCGATGCGCGCTTAAATCGCAAAATGATCCGCGCACACGAAGATGCGACCGATGAGGGCATCAAACCAGACACGGATGAGTATTTCAGTGCGATTGAGAAATCTTTAGGTCTCAGCACCGCGCCATCTGGCGATGATGCTGGGGATACTGAAATTGCGCTCTCAGATGCGGCGAAGCCGACCTCTCAGCGCTCACCACCACCCGCAGGCGCGCCAGTCTCACGCTCAGGCAATGGTAACGGCTCACGGCCCAATGTCGTGCGATTGACAGCCGAGCAGCGCGAGATTGCGAAATTGAACGGCATGACGGATGAGGAATACGCGCGCCAAGTAGTTGCGCTGCGCAGTGAGGGGCGTTTGCAATGAGCGAAATTAGCAAAGATCTGCAGGACCAATTGAGGGGCGGGTTCGATCCGCTGTTGCGTCGATTCCTGGAGAAGAAGCCGGGCTATGACGGTCCGACGCTCACCGAAGCAGATGAGGACAAAATCAAGGCGCAAGAACGCGCCGAAGAGCGCATGAAAGAAATCGAGGCGCGATTGCGCTTTGAGGAGAAAATTCGATGAACGACGACAAAGACCCCCTCATCGGCGACCCAGAGCCGCGCCGCCGCTCAGGCCCACATGCGCCTCTGCCCACTGCCGGATTAGGCGCCGCATCTGTCCAGCCACCAGTGCCGCCTAAGGCCCAACCTGAGCGCTTCGCCGAGGAAGACTCCCGCACGCGCGCCGCGCGCCGCGCCGCGGAGCTTCACGAGCACTTGGGCACCGGCCTCGATGATGATGGCGTGAATGAGTTCTACATCGACCCGCGCATCATTCCCGATGGCTGGAGTTATGAGTGGAAGCGCTTCACGGTGTTAGGCGCGCAGGATCCGAGCTACCAAGTCTCGGTCGCCATGAAAGGATGGGAAGCCGTCCCCGCCTCGAGGCACCCGGAACTGATGCCAGATACCTACAAAGGCGTCACGATTGAGCGCAAGGGCATGATGCTGATGGAGCGCCCCGCGGTGATCACCGCCGAAGCGGTTGCGCGCGAGCATCGCAAAGCCGTCGGCCAGGTGCGCCAGAAGGAAGAGCAACTCAATGGCGCGCCTCCAGGAACCTTTGATCGTGACAACAAGGGCACGAAGATGGTGAATGTGAAGCGCGGCTTTGAGCCGATCGCGGTCCCGAAGTAGTCGAACCCTCACGCCACATCGGCGCGAGCACTGACATATTGCTGTTATTTATCGGCCGACCTCGCGCATTTCGGTAACGCCAGTGGTGCGAAAATGAACATCATTCCGTTGATCATTCAGCTATTCGCGTTGGTTTTCCTATTTTTCGCGGCGTTAACCTCTTCACCGGTCCAGCGCCGAAGCCCGCTTGGGGCTGGCTTGGCATGGCGCTTTGGCTGCTATCGCTGATGGTTTCCGGCATTCAGTTGCATGCGACTTACGGCACACATTAGCCTATAATTAACGGACGCCGCGGTGCTGATTACACCGCGACATCCTAACCACCATATGCTTTACAGGAGCACAAAATGGCTGAACGTCAGATTATCACGCCGGGTACCAAGTTTGGTCGTCTGACCGTTCTTGGCTTCGAAGAGATGCGCCATACACCTGGCGGAAGAAGATTATTCCATCAATGTGCGTGCGATTGCGGGGTAGTAAAATTCATCAGTATTTACTGCCTTACTAGGGGTACGACAGTCAGTTGCGGATGTTTCTTGGCTGAACAGACATCCAAGAGAAGCCTGACGCATGGATTCTCAAGAGCAAACAAAAGGGTGTATCGGATCTGGTCGTGCATGATCACCAGATGCACGAATAAAAAAGCTTCGAATTACCCTCGATACGGCGGTCGCGGCATAACTATTTGCGAGCGTTGGCTGAAATTCGAGAATTTCTTAGCAGACATGGGTGAACCTACAGACGATCAAAGCATTGACCGCGTAGATAATAACGGCAATTACTGCAAAGAAAATTGCGAATGGGCTAGTGCTTCTCAGCAAAGCCTTAATCGTCGTCCTCGAAAAAAGAAATCGCAAAATTTGACAAGCGCATAAACGCGTGGCATAACGTCCTACAACAGGCCGCCCGGTGTGGCTTATTGATTTAAAGAATTTTGTAGGTCTTCCTTTGCTCCGGTAGCTAAGCGACCTCCGTTCAGGAGTAGTCCCTTGGCCAACCAGAATTCGCCATTTGGCTTCAGACAGTTCACCGGAACTGGAAGCGCCCCAACTTACGAAGTCGTAACTTTCGGCAACGGCGGCATCGACTTCAACACCGCCGCGATTTTTTACGGCGATCCGGTCCAGCGCGCAGGCGCCGGCGACGGCACCATCATTCCTTCAACGACCGCGACCGCTGTTGCGACGTGCGGCGTCTTCCAGGGCTGCAAATACCTCTCCACCTCGCAAAAGCGCACCGTGTGGAGCAACTACTGGCCAGGTACCGATGTAGTCGTCGGCGCACAGCCCACGATTGAGGCGTACGTGATCAACGATCCGAACGCGCAATTCGTGGTCCAATCGGATGCCACGGGCGCCACGCAAGCGCAGATGGGCTCGAACGTGAATCACAACATGGGCACCGGCACGGCCGCCAATGGTCTCTCCGGCGCTTTCATTACCCCAGGAACCACGGCCGCGGTCACCGCGACTCTGCCTTGGCGCATGGTGAGGCTGCTGCTTGATCCGCCAGGATCGAACGGCACCCAGACGGGGGCGTTTAACTACGTGGTCGTAGCCTTCAACAACACGGAGACGAGAGTGACTCTCTCGGTGGTGGCATAAAATGGCCGTTAATCTTAGTGCGATTAAAGACCTGCTGCTGCCAGGACTGCGCGGTATCACTGGCAAGTACGAGCAGATACCGAATCAGTATTCGAAAGTCTTCACGAAATTCGATTCCAAGCTCGCCCTCGAGCGCACCGCCGAAATGCGCTACTTAGGTTTAGCGCAGCTCAAGACCGAAGGCGGCCAGACAGGCTTCGATAACAACTCGGGCGAGCGCTACGTCTACAACCAAGAGCACATCGAACTCGGGTTAGGATATGCGATCACGCGCAAAGCGATCGATGACAACCTGTACAAGACGCAGTTTCACCCCAGTAACTTAGGGTTGATTGAGTCTTTCAGCCAAGCGCTTGAGATCTACGCCGCGAATGTGCTGAATACGGGTGCAACTTATAACGCATCCATTGGCGGCGATGGCGTAGCGCTATTCTCTGCGGCACACCCGATCGATGGCGGGACGATTGCCAATACGCCGACAACGCAAGTTGATCTGAACGAAGCCACCTTGCTCAACACAATGGTTTCCATCCGCACGAACTTCAAAGACCAAGCTGGCCTGAAGATGTTCGCGCGCGGACGAAAGCTGATTGTGCCGCCGCAGTTGGAACCGGTCGCGATTCGGCTTTTGAAGACCGAACTTCGCCCCGGCACCGCGGACAACGACGTGAACGCGATCCTGACCACCGCCGGCGGCGTGCCAGAGGGCTACATGGTCATGGACTTCCTAACCTCATCCTTCGCATGGTTCATGCTGACGAATATCGCGGGCCTGGCGTTTATGAGCAGAATTCCGTTTGAAACGGATATGCAGGTGGATTTCACTACGGACAACCTCCTTGTGAAGGGCTATCAAAGAATGTCATTTTCGTATTTCAATCCCAGAGCCGCCTTCGGCAACTTCCCGACATCGTAAGCGGGGCGCGCTAAATGGCAACCTACATCGTCCCCACCAGCGGTCAGACCTACCCGGACATCACCGGCGGCCAACTCACGCAAACCAACGGGGATCCGGTCTTCCCTGGTACCGTACTGACAGGCCCGGTCATCGCTGGGAATATCGTCCAAAGCGATGGCACGAACAATCTCGCTGGCTTAGGCAGTCAGTCTGGAACGGCGAATCAAGGCTATGCCACGATGGGCCAGTCCTGCGTGATCACGCAGGCAACGAATACCGGCGTTGCCGGTCAGTTCGCCTGCCCGATCGTCATCCCGGCGCAGAGTCAGATCAAGTCCATCAAGCTGATGGTGACAACCGCTTTCTCTGGCACTGCGACAACGCTCGGCATTGGCACCTCGGCGAGCGCGGTCGCTCTCACGGCAGCGAATGCGGTTGTGACCTCAGGTGCTTTGGGTCAGGTGACCATCACGCCTGGAACCTCGCTCACCCAGATTGCGAACTGGGATAACGTCGGCAACCAGGACGTGCAGATTGTGGTTCTGTCCACCAATACCGGCACTGGCGTCGGCACGCTCAGCGTAGAATATTTGCAAGGCATAAATCTGGCGTCCTGACGCCCTGGAGATATCGAATGAAGGGTCGTAAGCACAAAGAAACCGGCGGCGTGAACGAGCCCGAGGCCGACGTCAAGACCAAGAACGAGGCGCGCACGAATGCGAAGGAAATCGACTCCGAAGCCGAGGAACTGAAAAAAGGCGGTCGCGCGAAGAAGAAGCGCGGCGGCAAAGCAGGTTTCGGTCCCGAGAAGCACGGGAGCGATGAGCCGAAAGTCGGCGGCGATAAGCCCAACACTCACGCGGGGCGCAAGCCGCGCAAGGCGGGCGGACGCACCGGCTCTGAGGCACAACCATTCACCTCAGCGCGTAAGGGCACCGACGCGCCGGGGCGAGAATTGATGAAGGGTGAGTACGGCATGGGTGAGGATTAAGATCGGCCGACGAGGGCACCGCTGGCCCATGGCATAACGACGGGCCCAACTGGGCCCGTTTCATTTTGGAGAGTAGTGAATGCGTCCCATCACCGTAACTGTAGGCCCGCTAACCGCCTCGAGCGGCAATAACATTGCGCAAAGCCAGACCCCTGGCGCCGCTGGCAATCTGACTTTGAACGGCTCAACGGTGGTAAACGGCGTGGCAGTACTCACCGCCGCGCAAGCGATCACCCTCGCCAGCACCGATTCCACGCACACAGCGACGATTTTTGGCACCAGTTGGGCAGGGGATCCGATCAGCGAGACGGTGGCCTTAAATGGCACGGCGGTGACGAGTGTGCTGAGTTACAAAACCATCACGCGAATTTCGGTCAATGCCGCCCTTACCGCGGCGATCACGGTGGGCACCAGTGGCATTGGCGCCTCTCCTTGGGTGCGCTTGGATGAGTGGGCATTGGCTCAAGTGGCAATCCAATGCGACACCTCTGGCACGGTGAGTTACACCATTCAGCAAACGCTCGATGATCCGAATTCGCCCACCAACCCTGTCGCCCCTAACTTAGTGACTTGGGTTAACAGTTCCGATACCAACGCCGTGAACGCGACAGGACCGATTCAAAGCAATTACGCCTTTGCGCCGACTTTCGCTCGAGTGCTCCTAAACAGTGGGTCAGGATCCGTGACGGCGACCTTCGTGCAGCTCGGCGTGGCGCCCTACTGATGCACGGCGGGCACTCTCAAGGGCATGGGTTATCCAGCGGAAACGGCAATGGTACAGGCAGCGGTGGCCACGGCACCTCTCAGGGCGGTGGCTTAAGTGGCTAACGAGAAAATCTCCGAACTCCCCGCAGGCTCCCCGGCGCAGCCCTCGGATGCAATCCCGATCGCGCGCGGTGGTGCGAATTTCTCAATTGCCGTCTCTGATATAGGCGGTGGCGGAGGGGGCGGCGGCGGGATTAATGCATCCTTTGGCGGCAACACCGCAGGCGTGCTGTCGCTCGTCTCAACCGGCACGCTATTCTTAGCGGGCGGCAATAACGTCACGCTCTCGCAGAATGGCAATTCGGTCACCATTTCAGCCAACACGGCGGCGGCTGCGAATATCTCAATCAGCGCGGGCACTCAATCGAATGCATTCGGCGGCATCACCTTCGGCAACTCGAACAATATCTCCTTTGGCCTCAATAACGGCACTATCACGGCGACTGCCAGTCAGTCTAATCAGACCGATGGCGTGTATATATTCGGTAATACCACTGGCCAGTCAACATCCAATACCCATGACGCGCGATCACTGTCGATAATCGCAAGCGGTCTGGTATCGGCTGGATGGAGCGCCGGAGCCATATTGCTGTCGGCCCCAACGTTGCCGCCGCTGTTCTCAGGAGTAGGCATCTCCACTGGCGGAAACTCGGCTGGTATCACAGGCGTTCAGTCGCAGCAACTCGTGCTGGTAGGCGGTAGCAACGTCACCTTGTCAGGCTCTGGAGCGGCCGGATCCGGCACTGTTACTATCAACGTGCCTAGCCAGACGGTCCAGACCTTAGGCGTTTACGCGCAGTCTCAGACCTTCGGGCAGTCATCATCCAGCACGTATGACGCGCGCTCGCTGTCTATCGTCGGCCAGGGAAACGTCGTCATTGGCCAGTCGGGCGCCTCAATATTCATATCAGGAGCATCGAACTCTGGTGCTTCTGGGGATGTCTTTGCGACTGGCAACACAACAGGACAGTCATCCAGCAGCGCGTATCCTCTCAATAGCCTAAATGTCTCATTCGCCGGAATCATCTCTGGTGGCTGGTCATCTAACAGCCTAATCATCTCGGCGCCCGCGAGCACCGGGATTAGTCAGTCGATGTTTGCCGCCTCGAATACAACTTTAGGAACCAGCGGCACGCAGACGATAGGCCAGTTGTCACTCGCCGGTGCCGGTAATGTCTCCGTGGGAGTAAGCAATGGCTCGTATGTCATCAGCGGCGCGGGTGGTGGCGGGGGAGGCGGCGTTAACTTTGGCGTCTCCACAGCAGGAAATACCGCAGGTGCCACTGGTACGGTATCCACTGGCAATGTGGTCCTCGTGGGCTCCGGCCCGATCTCTCTCTCACAAGCCACTGGGGCGGCAGGATCCGCAGCCACCATCACAATCAACGCTCCAGCCACCTCTAGCATCAGCGGTACCGGGCAAGTTTCGGTAGCAGTTGCAGGCTCTACGATAAGCCTAGGTGTGCCGACGCAGACGATTTTTGCAACCGGCAATACGACCCAAGGCAGCAGCGGAACGTTCACAAACGGTAGTTTCTTAGTCAATGCACTTGGCAACATTTCCGCTGGCTACAGTAACGGCTCTCTGGTGCTCTCGGGTGCCGGAGGGGGCGCAGGGCTATCGCTTGGTGTCTCGACTGGCGGTAACACCTCTGGAAATACTGGAACCTACAGCGGCCAAGTAGTGTTCGCTGGCGGAAACAACATCACGCTGTCCGTCTCTAGCGGCGCGGCTGGTGCGCAGACGATCACTATCTCTGGTGCCAATGCCGGAGGTGCGCAGACAGGTATCAGCAGCGTAATCGTCTCGAATACTACCTATACGTCTGGAGCTATTTCATTCAGCAATGCGAATGGTATTTCCTTCGGTTCTAGCGCAGGGCAGGCAATCACCGCCTCATACACGCAGTCAGGCCAAGCATTCTCAGCGAGCGGCGGTTCAAGCACGTTCTCGACGCTCGTATTTACAAACAGCGGAGGGGTGACGTTCACCAATACCGGCGGAAGTTTGGGCGCGATTGTGGCTACTACGCAGGCACTGTTCTTCCTAGGAAACACGACAGGGCAGTCTTCCAGCAGCAGCATTGCTGATCAGACAATTTCTCACTCCTTTGGAGGCGCCATATCCGGAGGCATGTCTGGCGGCTCAATACTTATTTCAGCACCCGCGACATCCTCTATTTCTGGTACAGGCTTAGTTTCCGTCGTCGTCAACGCCTCGACTATTTCGATTGGCGCCGCGATTCCGCAACTATCGTTCTTCCAGCCTCTAGGGCCAATGCAGAACACGACGGTCACGCAAAACGGGTTAGGCAGCGTGCAGGTATATCCTGCGATCGCGCCATTCCCATTTACCGCGAGTCGCGCTGATATCATGATATCGGCATCCGCTGCGGCACTGGCGCTATCGACGCAAGCGCAAACTATATCCGCGTATGTTGGCTTGTATACTCTCAACGGCTCAACATTATCGCTTGCCTCGAGCGGCTCGCAATCCTACGCGATGACCAATTCCAGCAACGCATCTAATGCCTCTATCACTGGAATCAGACGCCTTTCTGTGCCGATCAATGTTAACTACACAGGTGGCTTTGATCTATTCATTGGCCAAATGACCAACACTACATTTGCCAACACCAA